AGAATAAGTTCTCTTCGTATGCCGAAGCGTTCAAACGACTTGAATTGTTGAAAGGACAGGAAGAACTACAGGAAGCAACAAAATATGTGTTAAAGCAAAACAAACCTCAACAAGAGGCGCCAATGGCCGAACCATCTATGGATTTACCTCCAGCACCAGCAGCTGATGCGTCTGGTGATGTTCCTCCCCCACCTGCCGATAGTGGTGCTCCAATGGATGCACCTCCACCAGCAGAAGATGGTGGTGATGAAGAAGATATGAGTAAGAGATCATCTTACATGGCTGAGGCTCAAAAATACGCAGGTAAATTGGGTCAAGAATTGAGAGATCTACATGACAGAATGGAAAGTGATGATATCAAATATATTTTGAACATGATCATATCTGCAGTTGATTTAGATAAACTGTCAGATGAGGATATTGAAGATATTGCTGCAAAATTTGAAAGAGAGGAAGAAGAAGGTGGTGTTGGATCAGAAGAACCAACAGGTGAAGAGCCAGCACCGTCTCCTGAAAGTGCTCCTTCAGATATGAATGAATATGATTCAATGGCTGCTTTAGATGAGTTTGTTAATACCCCAATGGATACCAACGAGCCTTCTGATGTACAAGATATTGACTTATCAAAATATGCAATCAAAGAAGATGGTGATATGGAACAAGACGAACTTCAAGAATTGGATTTAGATGAGATGAAAAATGATATTAATAATGCAATCGGGTCAACATTAAGCAAATATTTTAAATAAAAAATGCATCTAATATATGTCAATGAAATCGGTTCAGATTACAAAGGTCAAAAACAATACGAATTTGTATTCAGTGAGACCACTGAAATTGATATGGGTGACTGGTTCGTTATTCCTGCTTCGGCTAACCAACGATCTAAATCGCCTGACATCGAATATGTTGATGTAGTTGGCTTATTAAAAGATACAGATTTACAATTAGAACTTATTCAAAACTCTGATTATTTCGGAGTTATTGATGCTGTGGATGGCGTAATATCGATGGCTTGGGAAAAGTTTGACTTTGAGAATACGGAAGAGAGATTAACATTTAAATTTGGGGAACCAATAGAGAATGTTACAAAGAAATTAAAATCAAGAGGGTTTATCCTTCTAAAAGAAGAAATAAAATTCAAGGAATCATGAAAAGAACAGAATTAGTAGAGAAATTAATTAAAGAAGGTTTCTCAGAAAAAACATTAGTTAAATTCAACGATAACCAACTTATTCAATTGGCGTCTAGAATGTTATCAGAAGAAGATGTTATGATATCTAAAAAAGATCCCCAATTTCAACAAAAAGTTGATGCAAGTAAAAAACAAAACAAAACAATTGAAACTTATGAAGAACTTAAGGGTAACCAAAAGGCCTTAGATAAGAACGATAATGGTAAAATAGATGCTGATGATTTTGCAATACTTAATAAAGAGAAGAAGGGAGGAGTTAAAAAAGAAGTGAGTGAAGCTGATATGGGATTAACTGTTAAGTCAGCCCCAAAATCAGCACCTTTATTTGGTGGTGCGCCTAAAAAATCTTCATCCCCTAAAAAGAAATCAACTCCAAAAAAGAAAGTTGAAACAAACGAAGAAGGTGAAGTAGACGAATCTTTACATGGCATTATGATTGGTGCAACCAAAGAAAAATTAAAGAAAGATTTAGGTAGAGATCCAGAAGATCATGAAGTAGAAAAGGAACTTGGAAAATTCGTGGATAGCTGGAAAAAAGATGATGAAGAAAAAAAGAAAAAAAGGGAAAAAAATCCATATAATCCAGGGAAACCACCTAGTCCAGATTTTAATGGTTATAATAAGAGAAAAGAAAAGAAAGAAAAGGATGTTGATGAAACTAAGAGTAAAAAATGTCCTGAATGTCAAAAAGATACGAAAGATTGTAAGTGTGATCATACACATTTAGATGAAAATAAAACAATAAAAAATTGGGTTAAAGGTTTGGTAGAAAACAAAGAATTTCATAGTTTTACTTCTAAAAACGAAATTATGGAGTTAATTCAAACTAAACTTAATGAATCAGATACAATGGTTCAACACGGACCTAAAGTTAAGAAGGGTCACAATGGTATTCCCGAGTTTATGTCTTATGATGCAATTGTAAGCGCTGAACCGGCAACAAAACCAACAACAAAACCAACAACAAAACCGGGTACTAAACCAAAAACACCATATAATCCAGGCCCAAAACCTAACCCGAAGCCAAAAGCTTCATTTGAATAAAAAATATTTAAGCAAATGGAATTTTCTAAGAAAAAATTATTATCTTTGATTGAATCAAATGTTAATGAAATGGCAATGGATTATGACACTCCCGATAGACCACATGATGATATTACAGGTAAATTAGCGACTGGGGACACCCCTTTACAAAAAGTACCTCTACCTAAAACAGGTAGAGAGCAAGGACAACCTGCACAAAATTTTCAAGAGTTATTGGCGTCCGAAAGATACAAACAAGTTGTTTCTAAAGTTAGACAATATACTGGACAAAATGCACCAATGAATGCTGATAGAGGTATTGGTCCATTAACACAAATGATGATGAGTGCTCACAATAGAATTGTTCAAACTGAAAGAGCACATAGAGAAGAACTACAACAATTAGCTGTTGATTTGGTAATGAAAGAGATGGGTATTCCAGAAGGTTCATTTCAATGGGATGTTAAAATTGTAGGTATGGGTGAAATTAATACTGACAATTTTAATAGAGAGCAACAACAAGAACCACAAATGCCGGAAGTTAATATTGAGGTTGAAGAAGATTTAATGACAGATTTAGAACAATTAAATCTTGAGAAAGCCAAAAGAAGACTAATGAACGCAATGATACAAGGTGCCTCTAAAAAGGGACATTATATGTATCATTTGGTTCCCGAAAAAATACAAGAAATTACCGGATCAGAAACATTATTAAATGACTATGGTATCTTAATGTCAATAAACGACAGTTTATACTGGCAATTGGGTGATGAGATGATGCAAATGATGATGGATTCACCATCTGGACATGGAGGTAATGAAGAAGTAGATACACAAACCGATCCACCGACAATTAAAGTAAGAGCATTGAATTTCCCAATTTGTGTTCATGAATGTATAAAAGGTGTAATGGAAATATTTGCGGTACATGGACAACCAGAAGATGCCGATTTAAATCAAGCGGTTTCTGATAGTGAAGACACATTGGAAAAAGAAATGTGGGATTTACGTTTAGGTCCAGCAATATGGGATAGAATTAGACAACAAATGCCCGAAGATATTTTAACCGATGAAAATAAGGTTGAGGTACAGAATTATTTATTAATGGCTATTTTTCAGTTACCAGCGAAAAAATTCTTGGTATTATGTAAAGAAGTAATTTCCGGTGGAGATAATGGTAAAAGATTACTTAGTGAGTTAACAGATAATGTTGTTAAAAAACTTAACGATCAAGAAATCGATAATTTATTTAACGATGATTTAGATGAATTGGCTGACGAAACCGATAACGATGAATTGAAAGATTTTATATTAGGTATTCCAGGTATTTCATTATCTAATGATGATGACGAAGGGGATGATGATAGTCTATTTGACGAGTTAGGGTTGGATAGACCTACGAAATAATACAAAGGTGGTTTACTTAAACCACCTTTTTTTGTATTTATACATATATGAATACTAGAACACAACAGTTGGTGGAGTATGCAAAGATAATGAAAGATACCCCATATGCTCTAAGAACATACTTACAAACTTACGATAATACACAGAAGAAATATGTCCCGATGGATCTATTTGAGGATCAGGTTCAGTTGATTAAGGACTACGAAGACTACAACGAAAATATTACAAGAAAGTATAGACAGGCGGGAGTTACAACTGTAACTGCGGCGTGGTTATCTAAAAAATTACAACTTGCTAAACCTGAAAATCCTGAAAGGGTTCTTCTTATTGCAAACAAACGCGATACTGCAGTGGAGATGGCTAACAAGATTAGACATTTCTTGGAACAATGGCCTGAATGGATTAATGTGGGTTTCTCACAGGATAAAAACTCTGAAAGTAGATTTAAATTAAATAATGGTTGTGAGGTTAAAGCAGTTGCAACATCTGCGGATGCGTTACGTGGTTATACACCTACCATACTAGTATTTGATGAGGCCGCGTATATTGAAGCAGGTGAGGATTTTTGGGCGGCATCTATGGCGTCCCTATCAACAGGTGGTAAGATCATCCTTGTGTCAACCCCAAATGGTTATGACCCTATCTATTATGGTGTTTATGACCAAGCAATTCGTGGGTTGAATGATTTCCACATTACAGATTTAAGATGGTTTAAAGACCCTCGTTATACCAAAGATCTGCGTTGGATTAAATGTCAGGACATTTGTCATTATATGTTAAACAGAGAACAATATAATGATGATGAATGTGTTCTTTACGATTTTGATTTAAAAGAATATAAGAAATTAATGGAGGATGGGTATAAACCATTTTCATCTTGGTTTGAATCTATGTCCAAGAAATTTAAATATGATAGACGTAAGATTGCGCAGGAGTTGGAATGTGACTTTTTAGGTTCAGGAGATGGCGTAATTCCTGGTGATATTCAAGAGAATATTGCTAAAAATATGATCAGAGAACCTATTGAGAAATACATGCAAGCAACATTTTGGCAATGGAAAGAACCAATTATAGGTCATCGTTATATTATGGGTGTGGACGTGAGTAGAGGTGATAGTGAGGATTTCTCCGCAATTTCAATTATAGATTTTGATGATAGAGAACAAGTTGCCGAATATATTGGAAAAATACCACCGGATGATTTGGCTGCGGTTGCTTACAAATGGGCCATCCTATACGGTAATGCGTTTATTGTAACGGATATTACCGGCGGTATGGGGGTTGCAACATCAAGAAAGTTAACAGAATTAAATTATAAAAACGTTTATATTGAAGGAATTAATACACAAAATATTTGGGAGTATAATTCTAAAGCAATGGAAAAAATACCGGGACTTAACTTCAATAACAAAAGAACTCAAATTGTTGCCGCTTTTGAAGAGCAACTTAGGAAGGGATTTATTGTTAGATCTGCAAGATTATTAAATGAACTTAATACGTTTGTTTATATGAATGGTAGACCTGATCATATGAAAGGTGCTCACGATGACGCAATCATGGGACTATCTATGGCGCTATATGCTGCGGATATTTCATTCAATTTATTACAAAAAAATGAAAATGCAAACAAAGCAATGTTGGAATCGTGGACTATGAGCGAAAGATCATATGAGACAAGTAAATCATTCTATTCATATGGTACCGCATTTGATCAAATTGGTTCAATGGGTATGGATAATAATAACTTATATTATCAAGACAATTCAATGAACGTTAGTAAACAAACATATCAAGAAAACTCTTGGTTATTTGGCGGTAGGCGTAGATAACGTTTAGTTTATCATTATTTTAGTTTATATTATAAAGAAAAGTATTTATATAAAATGGCAAATCAAAATTTAACCGTCTTTCAGAAATTAACAAAAATGTTTGGTTACCCAGGTAAACCCCAGGTAACACAGGCGCCATCATTTAATTTTAGTAAAGATGAATTACTAAAAACAGATAGTAGAGAAGAATACGAAAAGGCAATGTTACAGGCTCAACAGAGTCAGTATATTGCAGATAAATGGACAAAATTAGATCAATCTCTTTATAACCAATCGGTTTATTATGAACCAAACAGATTGGCCGCGTATTATGATTATGAGGCTATGGAGTTTACTCCTGAGATATCTGCGGCGTTAGATATTTACGCAGAGGAATCTACCACGATGTCAGAAAAGGGGCAAATTTTAACGATATATTCTGAATCAGATAGAATTAAAGAAATATTAGAAGATCTGTTTAATAATAGATTAGACGTTAATACTAACTTACAAATGTGGACTAGAGGTGTTTGTAAGTATGGTGATAACTTTGTTTACTTAAAGTTAGATCCAGAAAAGGGTATTGTTGGATGTCAACAATTACCGAATATAGAGATAGAAAGATTGGAAGGTGCGGCGGGTAAAACTACAACACAAAACAAAGATTTAAAAGTTCCATCAAGAGAATTACGTTTCCAATGGAAAAACAAAGATTTAGAATTCCAAGCATGGGAAATTGCTCACTTTAGATTATTAGGTGACGATAGAAAGTTACCATATGGTACTTCTATGTTGGATAAGATTAGAAGGATTTGGAAACAACTTTTACTTGCCGAAGATGCGATGTTAATTTACAGAACATCAAGAGCACCTGAAAGACGTGTATTCAAAGTGTTTGTTGGTAATATGGATGATAAAGATATTGAATCTTATGTACAACGTGTTGCAAACAAATTTAAAAGAGATCAAATTTCAGATCCACGTAACGGTCAGGTCGATATGAGATATAATCAAATGGCCGTTGATCAGGATTACTTTATTCCTGTTAGAGATGCGTCTCAATCTAGTCCAATTGAAACATTAGCGGGTGCACAAAATCTAGGTGAGATTGCCGATATCGAATATATTCAAAAGAAAATGTTGGCAGCATTACGTATTCCCAAAGCGTTTTTAGGATTTGAAGAGGTTGTTGGCGAAGGTAAGAGTTTAGCATTAATGGATATTCGTTTTGCTAGAACAATCAACAGAATTCAAAAATCTGTTATTCAAGAATTAAATAAAATTGCTTTAATCCAATTATACCTTTTGGGTATGGAGGATGAATTGAATAATTTCTCATTATCATTAACTAACCCATCGGCACAATCTGATTTGTTACGTATTGAACAATGGAAAGAAAAAGTTACACTTTATAAAGACGCAACATCGGATCAATCACAAGTGGGTATCTTACCAGTGTCTCATACATGGGCTAAAAAGAACATTCTTGGATTTAGCGATAGTGAAGTTATGTTAGATTTACAACAACAACGTTTAGAACGTGCATTAGGATTTGAATTGACAAACACTCAAACCGTAATTAAACGTTCTGGGGTATTTGATGAAGTAGATGCTAAATATGGTATACCAGAAGAAGAAAGAGAAAAGGCAATGGAAGCCGCACCAGCAGATGGTGGAGATATGGGAGGAATGGATATGGGAGGTGGAGCACCGCCGCCAGCAGGTGGAGGAGGTGAAGAGCCATTAAGTGAATCAACATTACAAAGAAAATCTAAAAAATCAAAGATTTTAAGTATGTTAGGTGAAGAAAAAGAAGATTTTAATATTCTATTTGATATG